ATCATTTTCAAATCAAATAGATACTGGAAATCAACTATCAGTAGCACAACCAGGACATTTTCTTGCAAGAAATGCTGGTGGTGGTGCTAGTAGTGTAGGATTTACAAAAAAAGGAGATAATAGTTATACAGGAACAACATATGGAAGTTCTCCTTATGCTTGTGCTATAAATGGTATTATTTCAATACCGACAGTTGACAACTCTTTAATTTTATCTCCTATTTATATTGTAGAGCCTGCAGGCCCATCTTTAAGGGGAAGATTGAGAGGAATGTATCATATGTGCCATCCAGCATCTAGTTTTACAGATGGTCAAACTATTCAAGGGTCAAATGATTTTGCAGGAAAATCTTTTATGATTGTAAAACCAGGAATATCAACAGTAAGTATGTGGACTATGGAAACAAGTCCGACAGTAGAAACAAATTAATAATTTATGGCAACATCACAATTTACAATTTATACGTCAAGCGACCCTAATGGGCCTGGTATGTTATTAGGAACGGCGGGGTCATTGGTGTCTGTTTTGAATGCCTGTTTGGTAAATGGTTATACCGGCAAACCTTCGGCAGGATGGACAAAACCAATACCCGATATATCTGGAAGTATGGCTTGTTATAAACAAGCATCTGGTTCACAATTCACATTATTTGTAAATGATTCAGGCCCAAATGCCAATTCACTTACCCGTGAGGCGTGGGTCTGTGGATATGAAACTATTACAAGTTTGACAGGTTCAACTGGTGGCGGAAGTATTTTTACCGGCTCATATGGAAATGGTACTGGATATGGTCAATTTCCTCTATCATTTCAGAACGGAACATATGGTCATGTGGTCGTAAGAAAAAGTTCAGCAAATGATACAACAAATCGTCCTTGGATAATTGCCGCTGATGCGTCAACAATGTATATGTGGGTATTAACAGGAGACGTAGCAAATTCATATGCCCACTGGTCGTTTGGTGATATTTATGCTTTGCGTAATACAGATGTTTATAAAGGATACATTTATGCTATGCCTACAGAAAATAGCACTCCAGGTGGTAATAATGATGTATGCGACTGTATAAACATGGGATGTCAACGTGACCAAGGAAGTAATTTTAGTGGTCAGATGGCCGGACATTTTGTGGCAAGAAATATGAGTGGTTTTGGTGGTAGTAACTGGTTTTCAAGAAGGGGAGACGCAGGTGTGGCTAGCAGCGGTCATGATGCAGCTTGTTACGTCACAAATATAAATGGTGTATTACCTTGTCCAAATCCAGCAGACAATTCGATTTGGATGAATCCATTATGGATGATGGATTATCCAACTATTGCTTTAAGAGGAAAATTTAGAGGGTTGTATCAAATATGCCATCCAATATCCAATTTTTCTGATGGACAGGTTTTTTCAGGTTCGGGCGATTTTGCTGGCAGAACTTTTATGGTAGTAAAGACAAGTCCATATAATAGTATGTGGGGATTAGAAATTTCACCAACAGTAGATACAAATTAATTTATGGCAACAAATTCACAATTCACAATTTATACATCACAAGACACATATGGCCCAGGCCCAATGAACGGAACCACGGGGTCGTTGATTCGTGTTCTTGATTCATGTTTAGTTACAGGATATACAGGCAAACCTGCCGCAGGATGGACTAAGCCTCTTGGTAATATTAGTGCTAGTTGTGTATCTGCATACCAACAACCATCCGGTTCACAATTTACTTTATTTGTAAATGATAACAGTGTGGCTGTTACAAGAACGGCAGCAGTGACAGGGTGGACATCATTAGTTTCATTAGCAGGAGCGGTAAATGCAAACAATGTAGGAAGTGGTTCAGGACAATTTCCATTGCCTGCTCAAGCAAATACATATGGAAGAGCCTATTGGTATAAAAGTGCCACTGCCGACACAGTTCAAAGAAATTGGATTATAGCCGCAGACGCATATACAATGTATATTTGGTTTTCTGATGGTCAGTCTGTCGGTTATTATTATCATGGTGGGTTTGGTGATTTCTATTCATTAGCAGGTTCATCTGATACTGGCCGTTGTTTATTATTTGGAAAATATGCTGATAATACCACGTCAATTGCTGGCTATGAATCCACCGATTGTGTTGCTGCTGGTATATGGAATAACAATTCTGTTTCTAGCACGACATACATGACAGGCCATTATCTTGCTAAAAATGTTAATGGTGGTTCATCAATTCGATATAATAAAAAAGGAGACAATGCCGTTTCTATAAACCCAATTGGTGCAAACTTAGAAAATTCGTATCTAGTAGGAACAAATGGAAGTATGCCTTGTCCAAACCCATATGATAACAATTTTTACATTGCTCCTATATACATTTTTGACCCAACTGGGCCACAATTAAGAGGAAGATATAGGGGAATTTATCAACTCTGTCATCCAATGGCAAATTTTACAAATTTTCAGACAATCACTGGAACAGGAAAATATGCAGGTAAAACGTTTACTCTCATTTATTTTGGATATAACGGTGGAGGATGGTTGTTAGAAACAAGTCCAACAGTTGAAACAAATTAATTTATGGTAACAAATCAATTTACAATTTATACGTCGAGTGACCCTTATGGGCCAGGTCCAGTAAGTGGCACATCAGGTTCTTTAATCAACGTGTTGACCGCATGTTTGGTAAACGGATATGGCACAGGTTCATTTTTAAAACCTGCGGCCGGATGGACGCAACCAATACCAAATTCTGGTAGTAATACGTTATCTAATAGTTATGCGTGTTTTACACAAGGAACTGGTTCTGGTTTTACTTTATTTGTAAATGATTTTGTAAATCAATCAAACAAGCAAGAGGCTTGGGCAACCGGATGGGAATCAATAACATCATTATGTGCAGGAACAGGCAGTTTAAATGTGGGTGGAGGATTAAATCAGTTTCCTACTCCGGCACAACAATTGACACAAGGACGTGTTGTAATTAGAAAAAGCGCATCATCAGATTCTACACCTAGACTGTGGATACTTGCAGCCGACGGGGCTACAATGTATATGTGGATTTTGACCGGCGATTCTACATACAATTATTATCATTGGTCATTTGGAGATTGTTTTTCTTTGAGAGGGCCGGCGGATTTGTGGAATTGTTATATCTATGGTAGATATGTCGATAATACACCAAGTACACAGGGGTCAAATGACTATACAGATTTAATTATGGGCACATCCAATCAACTAGGTTATGGATGGCAAGGTCATTACATTGCAAGAACAGGATTTGGAAATAATCAAAGTGTTCAAATTAATCGTAGGGGAGATACCACTTTCGCAGTATCACAACAAAGCGTTACTGGTTGGCCAAATCCATTATACGGAAATTTGGCGTGCCCGGTAATTGATGGAACATATTACATATGTCCATTGTGGGTAGGCGAAGTAACTCCTTCATCTTGGGCATTGAGAGGTAGATATAGAGGTTTGTATTACACACAACATCCCCAAACAAGTTTTTCTGATGGTCAGATTATTTCTGGCTCAAATGATTACGCTGGAAAAATATTTACGGTGATTCGTCAGAGTGTTCAGGGTTCTGTGTGGCTACTTGAAACGTCACCAACATTGGAGTTTAATTAATTATGGCACAATTCACAATATATAAATCAAGTGATACAAGTGCTCCTTCGTTCTACGGAACAACAGGAAGCGTCGTTGCTTTGTTGGATGCTTGTTTGGTAAACGGTTATGGAACCGAGCCAGGAGCGGGATGGTTAAAACCATTACCGAATACCGGAAGTGGCGCTTTTAGTCAATCATATGGTTGTTATCAACAACCCACTGGTTCACAAATGTATTTGTTCATAAATGATAATGCACCAAATGGAACTGCTCTTTATCGTGAAGCATGGGCAACAGGATGGGAAACTTTGGTAAGTTTGTCAAGTTCGGTATCCGATACTTGTGGAAGCGGTTCTGGACAATTTCCTTTACCTTCACAATTATTAACAACAGGTCATACTGTAATCAGGAAAAGTTCGACATCGGATTCAAGTAGTTTGAGACAATGGACTGTTGCTGCCGATTCAAGTTCATTTTATATGTTTATAGCAACCGGCGATACAGCAAATATGTATTATGGATTTGGGTTCGGTGATATTTACTCATTTGCCGGTTCTGGAAATACGGACGCATATCGTTGTATTATTATGGGTAGAAATGCTGAAAATACTTCTGCCGCAGGCAATGAAGGAATTGATTTTATGTCAGCAATTAACACTGCTACACAAGGTCATTATATGCCGAGGACATATGCTGGTAGCGGAACGAGTATAACTGTTGGTAAACATGGAGACAGCGTAAAAGGTGGGTCTGGATTTGTTGGTAATATACCATTTCCAAATTCCGTTGATAATGCTTTGTATGTAAGTCCTGTGTGGGTGTGTGAGAATGCTACATCAATAGTTAGAGGACAGTTACGAGGATTTTATCAAATATGTCATCCTGTGGCAAACTTCTTGGATGGACAGACATTTAACGGAGCCTTGGATTATAATGGAAAATCTTTCTTAGTAATGAAAACCACTCCTAACAGTGGAATTTATGGCATTGAAACAAGTAATACTCTATTGACAAATTAATTTATGGCTACAAGCGGTTCATTTATAAGAGCAGACTGGTCTGGAAGAGTTCAATCGTTTATCGGGACTGCCGATAGGATTGTGACTGAATCTGGAAGTGTGGTCAAATATGGTGCTGTTTATGACCGTTTAATAGATTCCGGTTCGGTGACTTGTTCTTTCTATAGAAATAGAGCAGAAGCAGAACCTGCTATTCAAGGTGCCATTCAAGGTATTGCTTTCAATAATCCATCATCAATTGATAGTTCAGGAACTTTTGGAAGACATATGCAAGTTGGTGTTAATAAACAAACATCAGATGGAAGTCCAACATCACCATGTTTACAATTGGATTATCCAGGAAATATGTGGAGATTCAGATGGGTTGTGAGACCTGGTTCAAGACAAATTTCCGTTTTGGCAAAACAAAATTCAACTGGTTCTTCATATAGACCATCACTTGTTGTCAAAGCAAATTCAACTCTTGGAATAAATTCCGATTTGTCGGCTGCTGCACCGGCAAGTGGTGATTGGGTAAAGATTGGGCCGATTAGTTTCACCACAACCGGTTCAGATGTTGTTTGGGTTGAACTTCATAATAACAATTATGCAACTAAAAATTCAAATTCTGAAATAATGAAGAATCCGGCATATTTTGACCACATTTTTGTAATATAATATGGCACTAATAATCAATGAACTTCAAATCTGGCAATATCAAACTCCTGTTGTGAGTATTGGTATTGACAGCGATTTCGACAATTGGCAGTATCAAACGCCAGATGAAGAAAAAGATGAAAGTTATTCTACGCCTCCTATTATACGTCGTAGAGCGATGGAATTTTAAATTAAGCCTCTGTGGTTTAATATGTATAAGGAATAAGTTATATGAGCGAACAAGTAAAAATGACGGAAGGCGAACTCCAAGAAGTTCGAACACTACAAGATAAGTATCAGCAGAACATCTTCCAGTTAGGGCAAAACACCCTAAGAAATATAGAAGCCAAAGAAGCTCTAAAATTCACAGAAGATGAAGAAGTTAGATTGAGTGAAGAATTTAAAAGTCTTAGAAAGACCGAAAATACACTAATCGAAACTTTATTGAAGAAATATGGTGAAGGTTCATTGGATTTAAAGGCTGGCACCTTTGTCGCAGATGGAACATCAAAATAATGAGTATTTGTGGAATATATAATATCATAAATGTTGTAGATGGTAAGATTTATATCGGTTCATCTAATGATATTGAACGACGATTTAGAAAACATAGAAGTCTATTAAATCGAAATATCCACGAAAATAAACATCTTCAAAATGCGTGGAACAAATATGGTGAAGTCAATTTTAAATTTGTTCTTGTAAATGAATGTTTGATAGATTCTCTTTTGATAAAAGAACAAGAATATTTAGATATAGCTAAAAAATTTTGTAATAATTATTACAATTTTAACTTTATATCATCTAAACCACCATCTCCTAAAGGTAGAGTTTTGTCAGAATATACGAAAAGAAAACTTTCAATTTTAAGAAGTGGTAAAAATAATCCACAATTTGGCAAAAGTCCAACAGAAATTACAAAAAATAAAATGTCCAAATCTCATTCTAAGATAAATTATAGATTTGTAAACCCCAACAATATAGTTATAACTATTACAAATTTAAAGAAATTTTGTAAAGACAACAATTTGAATGAGGGTGGTATGTATGGAGTTCAAAAGGGCCGATATAAACAATACAAAGGGTGGAAAAAATATATTTTTGAAAAAGTTATACCTATTTATATTTAGTCAGAATTATTTATATCAGTTTAGACAATAATAACGACAAAAAAAGAGGAATTTTAATATGCCTATACAAGAAGGTGGAACATTTAGTCCAGATAATCGAATCGTAAGTCCGGGTGTATTCACCCGAGAAAACGACCTATCCGGTGTAGCAGCAGGAGTTGCAGACATCGGTGGCGTTGTTGTAGCCCCATTTGCCAAAGGCCCAGCCTTTTCGCCAACACTGTTTACCGACGTTAACAGTCTCCAAAACAGCTTTGGTGTGCCAGATGGTGTTTACTACGGCCCATACACCGCCGGCCAATACCTACAAGAACAGGGATTGGTGACGGTTGTTCGTGTTGGTGGTCTAACAGGCTATCAACAAAAATACCCATTTGGTATTTGGGCAATCAAAGGAACTTACAACAGAACTGGTTCAGTCGGTGCGTTAAATAGTGGAAGTTCATATGTTTATTTCACTGGAACAGCCGCCAACCAATATTCTGAAAGTATTTCTTGGAACGGCCCAACCGGTAGTGCAATGACAATTACTTCAGCTTCCGTAACGATTACTTTCAATGGAACTGCTGCTGATGATACTGCTTACGACCCAACATCCCCAAGCGGAAGTTTGTTGTATGCTGGCAATACGATTACTTTAGGTATTGCCTCGGCAATCACCGCATATGCAAACGTCAGTCAATCACAGTTCTCAACATCTGTTGCTAATGGAACTTTTTCAGCAAGTTTGACGAATCCTATTACGGTTCAATTCCCAACAGCCGCAAATCCATTTGGAACTCTCCAATTGGTAAGTGCTTCTTTGAGTGTTAACCTTGGAACTTGTGGTTTCCCATTGATTCAGTTGGCAGGTGTTGCTGCTGGATTCTTTGGTAAATACACAAACTTCACTCCTTCTGGAACAGCATCCTTTGACCCATGTATCCTACCAAATGGTGCTTGGGTAACTCAATCAGGTGCCGATTACAGATTATTGACAGTTTTGGCTGATACACAAGCCGGTGGAATTGAAAACTTGGTTGCTCCAGGTTTCAATGGTTCTACTCTTTCTTTGACTAATCCAATCGCAAATTGGAGTTCAGAAGGTGGAGTAAGTGACATCCCAACGGATTTCAGTTTGACTCTCAAGAACAGCAATAGCACGACTCCTTACGGTGTCTATCAGTTCTCA